GTCCTTGACATTCCCGTGGGCACTGGCCGCTACGCGGACATCTATCGCGCCAAGGGCCTGACGGTCGCCGGGGCCGATCTCTCCGAGGACATGCTGGCGATTGCCCGAACGCGGATTCCCGACTGCCGGCGCGCCTCCATCTTCGCGCTGCCGTGGCCGGATCAGTCGTTCGCCACGGCGGTCTGCACGCGGCTGGTCAACTGGCTGACGGCGGCCGACATGACGCGGGTCATTGCGGAACTCCGACGCGTGGCGCGGACCATCGTCCTCTCAATCCGCCTCGACGAGACGGAGCGCCAGTTCGGGACGCTGACGCACGCCGAGGGAACCTTCCGCGCCGCCCTCGACGGCCTCCATCTCGACGCCCGCCGGGTCATCCGCGAGGAAGGCGTCCAGGGCGTCTACACGATGGTCCGGCTCCGGCCGGTGACCTTCGCGGACGTCGTCGCCCAGTTCGACTTCGACGGCCACGGGGGACGCGACAAGCTCTACCGGCTGGCTGATGAGTGGGCGGATCGCTACGGGCTGCCGCACGAGGAGTACTCCTCGTGTCCCGTTCGCGCCGAGTGGTGGCCGCGCGACCGGCTGGCGGCGGCGCTGGAGGCCATGGCGACCGTTGAGCCCAGGCTTGTGCTGGCGCACGGTGCGGCGGCCCCGCGACAAGCTGACCGTCCGATCACGATCCTCCGCTGGCCTGACGGTCGCCTCGGGCAGATCGACGGCCGCCATCGCGTTGCCCAATGGACGAAGCGCGACAGCGTCTATCCCGTCCTGATGATCGAATGCTCCAGCTCCTGACGCCGACGGGCGGCCGTCCTGTGGCGTGGGCGCTGGCCGAGCGATGGGCGGCGCATCAGACCTATGCCGGGCCCGTGCGCTGGATCATCGTCGATGACTGCGATCCGCCGCAGCCGATCACGTTCTCCCGCCGCGGCTGGACACTTCAGATCGTCCGCCCGCAGACGCATTGGACACCGGGCGAGAACACACAGGCGCGGAACCTCCTCGCCGGGCTCGATGCGGTCGATTCGGCGTATCCCGTCGCCGTGTGGGAAGACGACGATTATTACGCGCCGGGCTGGCTCGATACGCTCGCCGAGCACCTCGAGCGAGCCGAGCTCGTGGGCGCCGACCGGATCACGTACTACAACCTGACCAGCCGCCGCTGGCAGCGCATGAAGAACCTCGCGCATGCCGCGATGTCCTGCACCGCGCTTCGCGGCGCGGCCATCACGACGCTTCGGCGCATGGCCACGCCCGGGTCGACGTTCATCGACGCGCGCCTCTGGGCCGCGCACCCGTCGCGGTATCTCTTTAACTCCCGCCAGGTCGTGAGCCTCAAGGGCCTGCCGGGGCGTCCTGGAATCGGCCGAGGTCACCACGACACGTTCGGGCGTGAGCAGGATCACGACGGATCGGTCCTCCGGCATTTACTCGGACCGGACGCCGACGCCTATACGCAGCACGTGCTCCCTCTGCTGGCGGTGGCCTGATGCCCCGCGGGGCGATCGTGCTCGGCTCCGGACGTTCGGCGTGGACCGATCTCCGCGCGCTCGGTCCTCGTGAGGCGCCTGTCTTCGCCGTCAACGACATGATCGTCTTCGCCCCCGCGATCGAGCACGCGGTCAGCCACCACGCCGAGAAACTCCAGCACTGGAACGCGCTCCGCACGCGCGCGAGTGCGCGGCGCCCGCGCGAATCAGGGATCACCGTCCATTCCAGCGCGGCCGGGCCCGGCATCGACAAGGTCTGGCTTAAGCTCCGCGGCGACGGCTCCTCCGCGCTCCTGGCCGTCCGGATCGCGCTGGCGCTGGGGTACCAGCCCGTGACCGTCTGCGGCGTCCCGCTGGACGCAGGCGGGTATCTGTGGAGCGACCCATACACAGACGACCCCGTCTACGACTTCGCACGCTACCGGGCCGCCTGGGAGCGCGCAGAGCCGGAATTCAAGGGGCGCGTGACCGCCGTCAGCGGCTGGCTCTCGGGGCTCTTCGGGGCGGTGCCGGCATGACCGACGCGCGCCCTGATCTCGACACGATCCGGAGCGCCTTCGCGGTGGCGGCCACGGTGATCTTGCCGGGCGAGAGCGAGTCGATCGCCACGAACGTCATCATCGGCGCGCCCAGCGAGGCGCCCGCGCGCTCGATGTCCGAGGAGCCGGCGCGCTGGAATCGCGTCGAGACGGCGGAGGAGCTTAAGGAAGCCACGTTCGTCAAGGCGGAGGTCTCGAGCCTGCCGATCGGCTCGCGCCTCGTCATCACCGAAGGCGTGGATGCCGGGACGTACAGCGTCGACCGACTCGTCTATGACGACGCCGAGATCTTCACCGTGCGCCTCGCCGAGGTGGCGCCCTGATGTCGTCGATCCGTCAGCAGATCATCGCCGCGCTCATGGTCAGGGCCAAATTGATTCTTACGATGAACGGCTATCAGACCGACGCGGGGTTGACCGTGCATCACGGCTATCGTCGGCCCGCCAAGGGCGACACCTATCCGCGCATCGGCATGGAGACGGGGCCGCTGCCGGATCCCGAATCGCAGGACGACACGATCGTGCGCCGTGGCTGGCCCGTGACGTTCCTCGGTCAAGCCCTCGTGAGTCCGGACGATGCGGACTCGCTCGACGCGGCCGAAGACCTGATCGCCGATCTCAAGAAGGCGCTCTTCGACGAGAGCGACCGACGGCTCGGCACCGTGCTCCTGCCGAACAAGAACGTCGGCAACGTCGAGTATGGCGGTGAGGGCACCGTGGACCGCGAGGACGGCGGGCACGTCGTGGAGTGTTGGGTAACCTGCTCCGTTACTTTTACTGAGACCTACGGCGACCCGGAGTCGACCTAATGGCCGACACGCCGCTCCGCCTCGATGTCGTCGTCGATACCTCTGGCGTCGACGCTTATCTCGCGGGTGTGCGCAATGGTGTCCCGCGCGCCGCGATGCGTGCGATCAATCGCGGTCTCGAGGCGACAGACACCCTCGCCGGTCGCGCGCTCGCGGAGAATCTCGGCCTCACGCAAGGCACGATTCGCAATCGGCGATATGGCGTGTTCGCTCTGGACAAAGCGACGGAAGCGCGGCTGATCGGCTACTACGCTGTCCGCGGCGCGCGCCTGCCGCTCACGTTGTTCCGACCCTATCAGTCCGCCAAGGGCGTCGCCTACAACCTCCCCGGCGGGCAGGGCTTCATTCCGCACGCGTTCCTCGCCACGATGCCGAGTGGTCACCGCGGCGTGTTTATTCGGAAGCATCTCGCCCCGACTGGCAAGCGCAACCGATTGCCGATCGATGAACGCAAGGGGCCATCGCTCCCGACGGTGTTCGTCAAGCAATGGCGCGCCACCATTCAGGCGCGCGCCATCGAGGCGACGCAGACCGAGCTTGATCGTCAGGTCGCGTTCCTCGCGACGAAGGGAGGCGCCGCGTGATCCTCAAGAACGGCCGCGTGCTGGCGGGCGCATACGATATTTCCGGGATCTCGAACATGGTGTCAGTGGGCGCCGACGTCGAGGTCAAGGACGTGACCTGCTTCGGCAACACGGGCCGGACCTACGCACCCGGCTTGCTCACGACGATGCTGGAAGGCGCCGGATATGGCACCGAAGCCGACATGCCGATCCGCGCCCGTCTCGCGCTGAACGACACGCTGATCTCGATCTTTCCGGAGGGCGCGGCGGTCGGTGATGCCGGCTACGCGCTCGGGTCCACGATCGGCCAGTACGACCCGCTGAACGGTGGCCGGGTCGGTGAGCCGATCGACTTTACGTGGAAAGCCTGGGCGCAGGCCGATCTGCTCAACGGCCTGCTCCTCGCGACCGGCACGAAAGGCAAAACGGCCGCGTTCTTCACGCGCAACGGCAGCGGCGGATCCTCGTTCACCGTCACGGTCGACGAGCCGGGCACGGGCGGCAACGCCTACGACTGGGCCATCGTGACCGCAGGCGGCCCCGACGCCGCGCTCTCCGCCGCCTTCTCCATGGGCCTCCTGACGATCACGCTCGGCACGGATGCGAGCGGCGCGCCCGATCCGAACAAGAACACGGTCGCGCTCATTGCGGCGGCCGTCACGGCGCTCTCGCTGCTCACCGCCACATCCAGCGGCATCGGCTCGATCAGCACGCCGGCGACGGGCGACTTCGCGGGCGGATCGAATGACGCCATCGGTACCGGATTCGTTATCGCGGGCGGCGTCCCGAGCGGCAAGCGGCTCTGGGGCGGCCTGCACGCGACGGCACTCTTCGGCACCTCGCCCACGCTGGACGTCATCATCCAGAGCGCTGCGACGGGAGACAGCACGTTCGCCTCGCCGACGACCCGCCTGACCTTCACGCAGATGACCGCGATCGGGGCGCAGTTGATCTCCGCCGCGGGCCCGATTACGGATACACGGTTTCGCCTCAAGGCGACGCTCGGCGGGAGTGTGAACCCGCGCTTCACCATCTTCGGCTGGATCGCCATCGGATAAGGGGGGAGACGCCAATGATTCTCAAAGACGCGAGCATCAAGGTGAACAACCAGGACTACAGCAACAAGCTGCACGAGATCGATCTCCCCATGGACGCGGAGATGAAGGACGACACGCGCATGGGCAACGACACGCGCGTGTACGAGGCCGGGCTCGTGAACCACGGGATCACGGCGACCTTCATCATCGACGCGGGCAGCGGGATGCTGTCCGAGCTGTTCGGTCTGCGCGGCGCATCGGCGTTCCCGATCGTCGTGCGCGTCCGCGCCTCCGATCCGCCCGCGACCGACAACCCGGAGTTCTCCTTCGATGCCGTGATGGAGAACTTCAACCCGCTGGCCGGATCGGTCGGCGACAAGCTCTACGCGAAGTGCTCCTTCAAGCCGGGCGGCGGTCTGGCGGGCAATCTCTCGATCAACACGGGCTCGTAGCTCACCCAGCGAGGCGGGGCGGGCGTGAGGCCCGCCTCGCCATGCGTCAGGAGGCGCTGTGGCCACACGGCAAGTATTCATCAAGCTCGGCGATAAGGACCGGCAGCTCAGTTACAAGTTCGGCGACGCAAAGGAGTTGGTCCGGGTCACGGGCAAGGGCGTGCAGCAGATCCTCGCGGCGTTCGTCGCGGGCGATCTCGACACGACCTCGCATGCGCTCCGCATCGGCCTGCGTCGCGAGAACCCCAAGCTCGGCAAGGACCAGGACGCCGTCGATGACCTGATCCAGGTCTATCTCTCCGATGGCGGCACCGTCGGCAAGCTCAATGACGCCATCGTGGACGCGCTCCAGGCGAGTCACATCCTGCGCGATCAAGAGGGCGAGAAGACAGCGGACCCTCAGTAGGGCTTGACGACTGGTATAGCGCGCCGCGGCGCCGCGCGCTCCGCGAGCTCGGTCTCAAGCCGAAGGAGTTCGATGATCTCGACCCCGCGGATTTACAAGAACTGCTCGACGGCGCCACCGAGCGATGCTGGTGGCTCCGCGACACCATCGTCATGGCGGCGATGATGCTGGCGAACACCCAGCGCGAATCGACCAAGCAGATCGACATCGCGGCCGTGCTGCGCGCACTCCGTGCGGAGGACAAGGGCTAGATGGCCGTCGCCGAAGCCGTCATCGCGTTCCGCGCGGACACGGCCGGACTCACGAAGTCGCTCGACGAGGTGACCGCCTCCTTCAAGCGCGCGGCGAAGGCGATGCCGGAGGCGTTCGGGGGCGCCGATCTCGCGGACATCGCCAAGAGCTACACGGCGGCGACCAAAGC